GCAGTGTTATTTTGTCGGCGTTTCCCTTTGGATGAACCACCTTGTGCTTGCTTAACCCGATGGGTCAGCCGGGGCGCAACTCCGGCTCTCTTTTTCGTGGAGATGATTTTCTTAGGCATCATTCAAGCCGGCATTGCTAGCATTACCGGCACGTGATGTTCTGCTAGGCCGTGAACCCCGCGTCGGTTCAGGCCGTTTGGCAGTTGAAATATTACTCACCATAATAGTTTCCCCATGGCTGAAATTATAACCGACCATGGTTGCGCGTGAATCAATTTCTTTCTCTGAATTAAAGAACCGTGTTACTACTGCATTAAGCGCTTCCCATGTTTTCGCGTTGTCCAGTGCCTTTTCCATTTTATGGATTGTTTCTGCTGGGACCCTAAGGACTGTACTAACGTATATAAGCGCGTTCTCCCGATTCTTTAATGTTGGCCATGATCTCGGCTCGGTACCCATCCATGATCGATCTTCCATATGTGATTGAAGATACGTCTGATCACATCGATCATACTTTTGTGCTAATCTTAATACCGCACGGCAATAAGATCCCAGTAATGGTGTGTTAGGGTCCGTCATATAATACGATTGCACTTTCGCAAGCCAATTTATCTTCGTTACCCACTCGTTACTTCCACGGCGGGCAAAGCACATATTGGTCCAAGTGCGTACCGGATCTTGAATTGATTCTAATGAAATACTGGGTGTTAAGAACACCCGACCCAAAAACTTCAAGGGTGACTTGCAGTCTTTAATTTCAACCTTGAGTTGTAGTCCAAATGTTTTGGCTACAGCGGCGAAATCAGTAGTCCGAAGAGGCACATCTAGTCCATCATCACCATAATGCAACCCAATGCGCGAATAAGCGTACTGAATTGATGATGCTAATGAAGGACTCTCGGGTGGAACATCCGAACGATGCGCAACGTACGACAGGAAAGCACTAATAATCGTGTTACCATCAGTTGTTAACGGTGAACCTGATAACCTCGCGCCTAACGGGTCATACTTAAAACCATCCGCCTGTGCTAATTTCAAGTCCAACTCTTGTCTCGCCAATTTCAAAAATTCAACAGCAGCTTCTTCCGACATGAATGAGGCAAGGATAGGTAATTCAACTTGCTCACGAAGTCCGCGTGTGATGCTACCATCAAACTTTGAAAAATCGCATTCAGCAACAAATTCTGCGCCACTAAGGCTAC